ATTAAATAGTAAAAGATTTAGTTTTAAGGTAGTTTCAAATGCCTATTTGATGCAATATGGATTATAAAAAGATATAATTTAGGAGGAAGGATGTGAAAGAGGAAATTGTTGTACATACACAAAAAGAATTTGATGACATTAAGCAAGATTTTGATGGACTTATTATTATAAAAGATACAGATAAAGAAATTGTTATTACACCACGAAATAAAGCTACAATAAAAATTGGTGGTTCTAGTCATGCTACAGTAAAAGGAACAGCTTATGTAAAAGCAATAGATGAAGCTTATGTCAAAGCATTTGATTCTGCTACTATTGAAGCATTTAATAAGGCTAATATTATAGCAGCAGGCACATCTATTGTTATAGCATTTGGCTATGCTAATATTATAGCACTCAATAAATCTTATGTTTTGGCAACTAGTGCGGTTCAAGTTAAAGCATTCGATATGACCTTTGTTACAGCATCAGGTGAATCTTATATTAAAGCCTTTGATTGTGCTGTGGTAAAAGCAATTATGCCAGCACATGTTGAAGCATATGGGTCATCTAATGTTCAAGCATTTGATAAAGCTTATGTTGAAGCACATGGAACATCTATTATTAAAGCATACAGGTTAGCAAATGTTAAAGGATTTGATAATGCTGTAATATTTTATTATGAAGATGCAGTAATAGAATTGCATGATAATGCTACTTCAAAACAGTTAAGTAGTATTGGATATACTAAAAATGATTTGTTGTCTATTGCTGAACATGTTAATGATAAAATAGTATTATATAAAAGTGTTAATTGTGATACTTTCTGTGATTTTTATACTGGTAAGATTAAGTATGAGATAGGTAAAGAAGTGGAATGCCCAGACTGGGATAGCAATGAGATATTCCAATGTGGTAATGGTTTGCATTTGAGTATATTTCCTTTTACTGCGCAAATATACAATGAAGGTACAATTTTAAGATGTTTAGTTGATCCAGACGATGTTGTGGTATTTCCTGATGATATTACTAAAGTTCGTTGTAGAAAAGTACTCCCAATTGCTATTGTAGATAAACGTGGGAATATAATTAGTGAAAATAATAGAAATGAAGTACATAAAAATTAGTATTATTATTTTATTGTTTGTTCTATTACCAATTCAATCATCTGTAGTTGATGTAAAAATAAATGTATCTAATGAAAATAATGAAATAGAAGTGTTGTCTATATATGAAGTTGCTGAAATTATTACTGGAGCACCTGCAAATATATTACGAGCTATAGCAATTACAGAATCAAATGAGAATGATGATGCTGTAGGTGATGATGGTATCAGTAGGGGAAGAATGCAGCTGAATGAATTATACCATGATGAACGGGTAATGAAATATGGTGAATATAATCCTTTTAATTCTTTAGAATCTGTTGTTATTGCGGGATTTCTGTTTATGGATAATCTTGTTCGTCTTGGGGATATTGATAAGGCTATTGCAGCACATCGGCAAGGAGTTAATGGAGTCAGAAAATATGGTGCAAGTGAATGGTATGTTAATAGGGTAAAAAGCAATTTATAGGGATTGACAGAATAACTAGACCATAATATAATATGTTAATAGGAAATAGAAGGAGGCTGAAAATAATTTGGGATGATAGATATTGTATTAGAATTCCCATATTTTAGTCCAATAAAGAGTCATTTGCCCGATAGTTATAATAAAGCAATACGGAATAAAAGCTCTTGACAAAATAAAATGTGTGTGATATACTTCTAATTGATAGGAGATAATCGATGAAAAATTGCCCTTGGGATTTAACCTTTTATACGTTCGGAGCTGCGAACGTTGAGTGTAAACTCGGAAACCCTTTTAAGGGACAGCCAAAGCCTCCTATCCGCTTTCATCTTTCCCTCCTCCTATTCCTATAAGGGTTGATTCCAAGGGCTTCTTTTTTATACTACAACCATGAAAATAGCAGATTATGATAACGGTGTTTTATTATTAAAATTTTTTGGTAATGATTTTGATGATGGACTTGCTGAAGTTAAAGAACTTACAAGTCCATATTTTATTCCAGCAGGTAAATTTTGGACTGCTCCATATGCAGATTCTAATATTCAAAAACTTAAAAAGCATAATTGGATTTTTACTGAAAAATTGAATGCTATTATAAATTCAAATATAGTGAAAGAAGTTATTATAGATGAATCAAAATTAGAAGGGTTATTTCCATTTCAGAAAGAAGCAGTAAAGTGGCTAGAATCAAGAAATGGCACTGGATTGATTGCCGATGAAATGGGATTGGGTAAAACTATTGAAGTTATAGGATATACAAATATTCATCAAGAAAAGTATCCTATATTGGTAATATGCCCTGCATCAGTAAAAATGAATTGGGGAATTGAAATTGAAAAATGGGCTTACAATAAAAAATATGAAATTCTTTACAGCACAAGACCATATGAAATATATGAAAATAATTGGATTATTATAAATTATGATATTCTTAAAGATTGGGTTTTAGTATTGTCAGAAATGAAGTTAAAAATGATAATATTGGATGAATCACAATTTATAGCAAACAATCGCACATTACGAGCAAAAGCAGTAAAAAAATTAAGAAAAGTATATAAGAATATACCGATTATATGTTTATCTGGAACACCTATAAGGAATAGACCATCTGAATTTTTTACTACATTGAATCTTATAGCTCCTAAAGTATTTCCTAATAGATACAAATATTTACAGGAATTTTGCAGTCCTACTTATAATGGTTTTGGATGGTCGTATAATGGAGCTTCTCATATAGATGAATTATATGAATTAGTAAAGCCTTATATGCTACGGAGAACAAAAAAAGAAGTAGCATTAGAACTTCCTGATAAGATAAAAACTATTATTCCATTGGAACTTGAAGAAGTAGAAAAAAGAAATTATATGGATGCAGAAGGTGAATTTGCTGAATGGCTGAATAATCATTATACTACTTTGATAAAGGAAAGGGAATTATTAGAACATTTACGGCAATTAGCATATCTTGCTAAACGGAAAGCTATGCTTCAGTGGATTAGTGATTTTATTTCTACTGATGAAAAATTAGTAGTTATGGCTTATCATACTATGGCTATTGATGATATTTATAGTAAATTCAAAGATGTAGCAGTTAAGTTTGATGGTAGGACTAACCAGCTTGATAGACAAAAAGCCATAGACAAGTTTCAGAAAGATGAAAAAACAAAATTGTTTATTGGACAGATAAATGCTGCTGGTGTGGGAATTACTTTAACAGCAGCTCATTCATTAGCATTTGTAGAATTTACCTATACACCTACAGACCATTTACAAGCAGAAGATAGAATCCATAGAATTGGTCAAGATGCTGAAATGGTGAATATTTATTATCTTATAGGCTTTGGAACAATAGAAGAAAAGATAACTAAAATGCTGAATATAAAGAATAATGTAGTAAGCAAAGTAGTTGATGGAAAAGAAGATAAAGAATTTTTTGGTGAAGAAGACATATTAAAAGAACTTATTAAACAATATAGGAAATAAGTAATGGAACTGAAGACTATTGATTTAAGTGCCGAAAGAAAATTACTTACTAATCTAATAGTTTCTGATGAATTTTGTAAAAGAATTGTTCCAATATTTAATCCAATATATTGTAAAAGCAAATATGCTCAAATAATAAGTGAATGGATTGTAGAATTTTATAATGTTTATAAGAAAGCTCCGAATAAAACAATAGAAGATATTTATAAAGAAAAAGTAAATGTAATTCAAGATGATATAGCAGATTTAATTGCTGATTTTCTACAGAATATATCTGATGAGTATATACAGACTGTTGAGAATATTGAATATGATATAACTCAGGCTGAGCAATATATAAGTGCTCGGTCAATGGAAGTGATGATAGAAAATGTAAAAAGGTCTTTACAGAAAAATGATTTATTGCAAGCAGAAAAGTTTATAGCTGAATATAAAAAGCCAGCGGCAGTATCTGATAGTGGAGTTGATATACTGAATGATGCTGCATTAGTGTCTGATGCATTTAATGAAGAAGATGAAATACTTTTTAAGTTTCCTGGAGCGTTGGGTGAATTAGCTGGTGAATTTCATAGAGGTGATTTTGTCAGTTTCTTTGGGCCACAAAAGCGTGGTAAGAGCCAAATGTTATGGTATTCGGCAGAAGCAGCAATGTATAAGGAATTGAAAGTAGTATTTTTTACTATGGAAATGACAAGAAAACAAATGATACGAAGAGGTTGGAGGTCTATTGTTGGACAGACAAAAGAACCAATGACAGTAAAATTTCCTTATTTTGTACAAAATGAAGCTACTTTGAAATATGGTATAGCTTACAAAAAATTGCACAAGACTGGAGTAAATGTTACTAAAATTGAATATCAGCAGAGCAAACTGCGGAAAATGCTAAGGAATGGTTCAGTAAGGATATTATCTATTCCAGCATACCGTTCTACAGTAGAAGATATTGAGAATCATTTGGATGTACTACAGTTATACTCAAGTTATACCCCAGATGTTGTAGTAATTGATTATGCTGATTTGCTTATTCCAAGTCGATATAAAGGAACTGAATATCGGCATCAGTTGGATGATATTTGGAAAGGGTTAAGAAGAATATCTCAGGAACGGAATATTCTTGTTATTACTGCTTCACAAACAAATAAAGCTACTTTTGATAGAGATGTAAGGAAAAATGATAGTGCAGAAGACAGTAGAAAGATAGGGCATATAACCTGTGGATTAGGATTAAATCAAAAGGATTCTGAAATAGAAAAAGGAATATTGCGAATAAATCAGTTAGTAGTACGTGAGGAGAAAGCTACAACTGAGCAAGTGATTGTATTAGGATGTTTGGATATATGTAAGCCAGTATTGGACAGTAAATTTGTTCATGAAATAAATTTGGATTATGAAATACATGAGAATAAAAGACGTAAAAGAAGAACTATAGATACGGAGGAATAGTACTATGAAATTATCTAAGAAGAATTTTCAAGATGCTGTTAAAATAGCAATGATGGCTACTACACAAGATTCTACTGTATATGCCAGTGGGGATTGTTTGTTGTTTGATAATAATACAATTTATTCTTATAATGGGTATACAAGCATAGCAAAAAAATTTATTACAGAAGAACCGTTGCAAGGAGCAGTAAGAGCAAAGGAATTATTCAGTATTATAAATAAGATACAGGATAAAGAATTTGAAATAAAAGATATTGGGAAATCATGGAATATAAGGGCTGGAAGGGCTAATTATGAGCTAGTAAAAAAAGCCGATTTAGAATTAAATAGTATAGAAAGGATAATTCCCAAAGATAATGAATGGATTTATATTCCTGATAATTTATTTGAGGCACTTAATTTTTGTATTCTCAATGACAATAATACGAATATTTTTATTGGTGATGATGTAGTATATTCTACAGATGGGTTTAGGATTTATCAATATAAATTGAGCACTCCGATGACAAATAAAGTGCTAATCAATACACAGTTGGTTAAAAGTGTGGTATGTTTTAACAATATTAAAGAATATGCTATAACAAAAGGTTGGATTCATTTTAGAGATGATGATGGTTCAATTATATCTGTTAGAAAATATGATACTTCTCAATATCCTAAAGATGAAATAGAGAGGGTAATAAAAGAAAATACTGATGGCGATTATGTAAAATGTGCTATTCCAGATATGTTGATACAAGTTATTGATAGAGCTTCTATTTTATCAAAAGAAGTAGATAAATATGATGCAATTACAATGAAACTTACTAATACTGGTATTACAGTAAAATCAAATAATGAATATGGTAAATTTGAAGAATCTACAGATGCGGAAATACCTTATAATGCTGAATTTGTAGTCAGTGTTATTATGTTGAAAGATTGTTTGAAGGATACTGATTCATTCTATATAAGGAAGATAGCAGTAAAAGGAACTGCAAAGGAAACAGTTAATTTAGTATTTTCCAGTAGTAATGGAATAAAAATACTATCAACAATGGATTAGAATATGCCACGTTCATTCTTTGATAAAAATAAATTATTAGAAATAAATTATAAAGAACCTACTATAAGAGTAAAGAAGAATAACATAATAAGTTGTGAAGAATGTGGTTTATATAAACACTGTAACAGTCCTAAAATGGAAGCGAGTGGAGAAGGTAGGCTAGGCATTCTTATTATAGCAGAAGCTCCAGGAGCTGAAGAAGATTTACAAGGAACACAGTTAGTAGGAAGGTCTGGTAGATTACTTAGGGAAGTGTTACATCTTATGGATTTAGATTTGGATAGAGATTTTTGGAAGACAAATGCAATATCCTGTAGGCCACAAAACAATAAAACACCAAGTATATTACAAATAAATGCTTGTAGAAATAGAGTAAAAGAAGTTATAGATAAATATAAACCAAAGGTAATAATCCCTATGGGGTATACTGCAATGATATCCCTTGTAGGGGATAAAATAACAGGAAGAATAAAAGGTTTGTCTATGACTGATTGGGCTGGTTGTATTATACCAGACCAAGATTATAAATGCTGGATATGTCCTACATGGCATCCATCTTATATTATAAGGAATGAAGATGGCAGTGAAAATAGTGTAGTAAAGAAACAGTTTATAAACAATATAAGAGAAGCAGTAAAATTAGCAGAAGAACCTTTTTATACAAGTAATTATTTAAGTGATTGTATTGTAATAGACAAAATGGAAGAAGCTATTGATATAATTCATAAGATGAGAGAAGTACCTATAGTAGCATTTGATTATGAGACTACAGGTAAGAAACCTTATAGGAAAGGCCATAGAATTGTATGTGCTTCTATTTCTGATGGGGTATTTGGTTATTCATTTCCATTTTTTGATGATGATGATTTTAGGAATGAGTGGAAAGGATTTTTATTAAGTAAAACACAAAAGATAGCACATAATGCAAAATTTGAACGGATTTGGACAAAAGTATTATTAGGATATTGGCCTAAAAATATTAAATGGGATACTATACTTGCAGCACATATTCTCAACAATAATAAAAAAGTAGGATTGAAATATTTGCTTTATACCACATTAGGTATTATAGGATATGATAAGGATATTGATAAATACTTAGAGTCAAAACCAGAAGATGAAGAATTACATGGAGCAAATGCTTTCAATAATATAGATAAAGTGGATATTTACGATTTAATGAAATACAATGCAATGGATTCATTGGGAACTTATAAACTTTATGAGTATCAGAAAAGTAAATTTACTGATAATTTCTATAGAGCATTGAATTTATTTATGGATGGTGAAGAAGCTTTAACGAAAGCTGAATATAATGGTATATATTATGATACAGAACAAGCCGAAAAGTTAAAAAAGAGTCTTGATAAAAGATTGGCATTTCTTGAAAATGAGGTAATGCAATCAGAAGTATTAAAAAAGTGGGACAAAGAAAAACCATTCAGAATAAGCAATACAAATGATTTATCTCATCTTATTTTTGATATATTAGGTTATAAACCACATAAAGTAACAGAAATTACTGGTAGACCAAAATCTGATAAGGAAGAAATGAAATTCTACAATATTCCTATAGTAGAAGACGTGATGAATTGGCGCAGATGGTATAAAGTAAGTAATACATACCTTACTGGATTTAATAAAGAATGTATAGATTCTGTTATTCATCCATTCTTTAATCTTTATGGAGTAAAAACATATCGTTCATCATCACAGAATCCCAATTTACAGAATATTCCTAAAAGAGATGCCGAAGTGTCTACAATGTTACGAAAATTGTTATTTCCACGAAAAGGTCATAAGATAGGAGAATATGATTATAACGCTATGGA